TATTACCGCCATTACCGCCGTTACCACCGTTGTTACCACCATTGCCACCATTGCCACCATTACCGCCGTTATTACCGTCATTACCGCCATCACCACCGTTGTTACCATCATCACCGCCGTTGTTTCCATCATCACCAGAAGGAACGGAAACGGGATCACCTGGTAGAGAAGCGTAACCAGTAGGCCGCCATGACGAGCTACAAATTCCGGTTCTGTCAGGGCAGATAGTCACGCCGTAAGCCTCATACTCACAACCATTATAATTAATATAATTCCCACTAGAATCGCGGATAACGTTGTTAAAAGATCCGGTGATTGGTGGCTTAGCAGCACAAATCTTGTCGGCCTCGCTATCGTCAGGCTCGTCAGGTTCATCAGGCACACTGTCAGGAATAGTTCGCTGAATATCACCAACGACTGAAACGGAAATGCTCCAGAATTCATTTTTTTCGCCTGGCTTATCTTTAGCAGAACACTTATCACCAAGAACAATGCGGAAATCAGAATCTGGATAGGCTGAACTATAAGGAAGTTTCACATCTTCAAATATATCTTGAGCGTGTTTTCTAGCGAGGACACAAGCATCATCAATCATTTGTTGAGTAATATAATAAACTCTCTTAGTTTGACCACCCTCTATCTCAGTTTTTCTTTCCTCAGAATAAGCAGATTCAGAATAATTCTGTTTAGTAACGCTTACCCAATTAGCGGCAATTGAGTAAGAAGATAAAAACAAAAGAGAAATAGCGGCAAGTTTTATTTTCAAAATAAAATCCATGAAATAGAGATAAAAAAAAGGGCGCAATGCGCCCCTTTAAATAACGCCGAAAATTAAACTGCTTTGGAGGAGAACTTCTTAAACAGGCGAATGGCAAGACCAGCACCGACAACAACAGTTACAACTGGCCAAGTTTGAGCAATCAAATCGGTTGCTTGAGTCTTTAAAGTTTCCATAGCCTGATTAGCATAATTGGTTGTAGCGTCACCCTCAGCAGCAAATGACGTTGCTGATACAAACAGTGTAGCGGCACCAAGAGCAATTTTGTTTTTAGCAGAAGAAACGAAAGAAAGAACACGCATTATAATATTTCCTTAAATTATACGATCTGTAATTGATTTAAAAAAACCAATTGCATAGAAAAGGGCAAAGCCCAAGAAGTAAGCACCGAGGAAAGAGCCAACATAATCAATCATCGGAACACCCCAGCCGTAATTGCACCAAGACCAAAGCAAAGCACTAATCCAAGAGCAAATACAACGAAGATAGTATCATCAGCAGTCATTATGATTTTAGAGACTCTAGAAGTACACGACCGACTGAAACTTGACCAAAGTTATTAATCTTAAAAGATGCAGGATGGATGCGGTATTTACCAGCAGGATAAGGATGCTGACCATCTTCAAGATTGAAATTAAATAAAGCTGGATAAACGCCGCCAAGATCGACATAAGCTTCCTGCTCACGAATTGTATAAGCCTTACCAGTTCTTTGAGAGACACCAGAACGCTCTTTAATTGATACTTGTTGCTCGTGAATTTCTACAGTTAACATAATATATATCTCGATTATTTAAAAATTAAGCAGCGTTAATGCTGACTACATTAGAGGAACGGCTAAAAACAGATACTGGCTCGACATACCACTCAGGATATTGACAAGAAAAATCAACGTTAATCATCTTAACAAGCGGAACAACGTTATTATCAGTGGAGAGGTTCATTAATTGAGCCTTAGACAAACCGATAGAAGTTAATTCCTTCAATGAGCGCCAAAATGTTGTTCTTTCCATTGTTTGCGCTACGTTATCATAACCCTCATTAACTAAGCGGCGATAAAAACCAAATAAGCGGTTAGCCTTAGAATTGGAAATGTTACCCGACTTAGTTACAGAAGAAAAGTTATTAATTAAAGCATCATAAACTTTAGAATCATCATAGACATTCATATCAGCACCTTTAAAGGCATCAAACAAATCTTTAAACGATTTAGTCCACAGGTCACAAATTAAATTAAATGAGCCATTAGCATAATTATCTTGATATTTGACAATATCGAAAAACTTACGAGGTAGTCCAAAGTTTTCAAAGAAACGTGTATGTAATCTAGCCTCGAAACGTACAAGCCCGATTGTATATAATTGCAATTCTGGATTGCTTAATACATCAAGACAGTTTTTTTCATAAGCAGTTAATTGACTGCTTTTCTTCTTTTGAAGCCTTTTTATTTGGGCTTGAACCTCATGATGTTTCAAATATGCAACAAGGGTACGGTGTCGGCTACCCTCGTTCCACATAACAGTCGTTTCATAGTCTAAAGCACGAGTCTTTTTAGTTTGACCATTTGAAACGTTGCGAAGGAAAGAAATTACCTGATTAGCAATATGATCGTTTTCAACCTTTGCACTAAAGGTTACATCTATACGACCAAGTACAGTATTTTGAACATCACAGAGGTCATAAAGGTCAGGCATAGCGGCAGCAAAAGCGCCAAAAAACTCAAGACCGCAAAGCTCGAAAGAAGTAGGGCCGAAAACATTATGACCCTGTAAAAGTTTAGCGGGGGAAGCCTTTAGCTCGACGCAAGGCTCAAAATTTTTACCACCCTCAAAGATTTTAAGGGCTATACCTGCGTAATGGGAAGGTAAAGACTCGTAAGCATGTTTAAGGCCGGAAACGGTCAAATCACCATCAATGGCATATTCGACTGTATGAGCTGCTAGGGTTAAACCAGACAGACGGGCAACCTCAGCGAGATTAACATGGGCAATATAATTTCCCTGTGAATCAAGGCGCTCCGATACAAGAGAGCTTTTAAAAGGTATCCTTAACACCAGCATATCAATCATGACTTCAAACACTCAAGCACTCACCATGTGCATAATTTAACACATGTGAAATCTAACGCAACTATTTGTAAATATATTATAGGAATTGCCCAATGGATGCAGCCGCTAAAATGAACACAAGAACAACAGTTACGATTAACAGACACATGCAAAAACTACTGGTTGAAGCGACTGTGGAAGCGACAAAAAGGGCTGGATTGCCTATAAAACAATCAGAGTTAATAAATTACCTTATAAAACATAAACTTAATGAAGCAATAGAAGGTATTTTGAAGGAAAAAGGGTTGTAGCGCGTTGCAAAATGCAACAAGAGTCCACTATTAAACATAGTGGACTCACTAGAACCGGCATCGAGATCCAGAACCACAAAACAATCGCTTTGACAGTCTTTTGTCTCCGACCGTCAAACCACAATATCGCTTATCGGTCACCAATAAAAAGGCGCTTAACAGGGCGATGGCTCACTACGCGAACCATCACCCATCACAAGGTTATCAGGGGGAGAGTCATCAACAACTAAATCGGAACCCTAAAGGGAACCCCCGATTTAGCTATTGACGATTTTAACAATGAGATGCCATTAAAATGGTTTTAAAGCAGAACCGCTTTAGGCTGGCTGTAAGAGCCATAGAGGCGTTTTTAGCGAGAGACATACGATAGCATTGAGCCGCGCACACGGTGAGCACATGAGGCTATCGGGCAGGGCTTACGCACCTACCCGACACCCTCAAAGCGCTTTAACAACGTGCGCGGTTAAAAGAACAAACATAGTTCTTTCGTTATGAGAATCACTATGGCTACTAAAAAGCCAGCCTATCAACGGGATATGCTCAAACCACGGTACAGAGCGATTACCTTGAGTAGTATTAGAATCAATAAGCCCACCAAGTAAAAGAGTCTGACCATCCTTAATTTGAACTGTAGTTTGTATTTGACGCTGATTGGTGATTATGTCGCTTGCTGTTTGTTGGCTAGTTAGTGAATCGGCCTTTGTATCAATGGTTAAAACAAGCTGATTGTTACCCATTACAACAGGAGTAACCCTTAGAGAAATACCAACATCACGGCGTTCTATAGTCTGGAATGGGTTGTTAACGCTTGCAGCCTCACCAGTAACCTTACCAGTAACAAAAGGCACATTCTGACCAACGGATATGTAACCAGTTTGACCAGATTGAGTAAGTATTCTAGGGGTTGAAATGACTTTAGAATTAGAGTCATTTTTTACGGCTTGCATTGATAAGGCTAAGATATTGCCGTTAAAGATACCAAAAGAGCCTCCAGCGCTATTAAGAGCAGTGCCGAGCGCAGAAGTATTAAAACCACCTGCAACAACACCGCCAGAAGCAGAGCCAGCAGCAAAAGACAAATCAACACCATTAGTCAAACCAGTTTCAAACATGAGTGACTGGATAAGAACCTGATCGCGTGCAACGTCAATAGAAGTAATAAACTCAGATAAAGCACCCATAACATCAGCGGAACCAGAAACAACAAGGCTATTGTTACCAGGGTAATCTATAACATCACCACCACCGTTAGAGTCTACAAATATCTTTGCTAGAGGCATCACATCAGTTGAGCGAACGCGAGTAAGTTTAAAATTCCTAACAGCAAGCTCGATAGGTTTTTTGGAAGGTTGAGCCTGATAATCATCAGAGTATGGAGAACCTGAAGCATCAGAATAATCTATATCATCATCTAATTGAGAAGGTAACTTTGACGGCGTAGAAACAACGGCAGGATTGCCAGCAACCAAAACAAAGCCATTTGCATTAAGAACAGACTTAAAGAAAGCATCAATGTTTGAGTTATTAACATCAGCATTGAAAACGGTAATAGTACCTTTAACATCAGGGTTAACAATAACAGCATTATTAGACTTTTGAGAATACCACTGAACAAATGTTCTTACCGGAACGTTATTTAAGTTAACTGGCTCAGCAAATGCCTTAAAAGCAAGACCAAAGAGCATAAAAAAAGAGAAGAAAACATAAATAACAAAACTTTTCTTTCGAGTCTGAATGTTCATAATCAACCTTCACATGTAATTTGTTGCAAATAAGAGCCTTTGACAATAGTCACGCTACAAGCATTTTTAACATCAACCCTATAACCTTCTTTTATTAAATCAAACGAGGTATAGATTTTGGATTTAGCGTCTTTGAATGTCACAGATACATCATAACCCATTTGCGTAAATGAATTGATCGTTAATCTAGGTGCATATTCAGCACTTTGATCACTTTTAGCGATCGATGGTTGTGAATTAGTTTCATGAACAACAATAGGGTTATTTGCATAATCCCTAGATTTATAAAAAATACCACAGGCAGCACCAAGAGCAAGGAAAGAAGCCATCAACCAAACGCGATTAGTTTTCTTGAAATATATTTTTGTCATACGCATATAATAATTTAAATCCTTCTTTACTGAAAAGATGCCATGAGTGTAATAAGGCGAAAGTGGGCAATAAGGTAAATTAGCTTCCCTATCATCAGTAAATATCTGTTTGGTATCATAAGAAGAATATAAATCCGTACCAGTATAAACCCACTTATCAACGGTTAAAGATTGAGGGTTATCACCATATTTAACAATCCCAAAATGAACTTTGGGCAAAGGAAATCTACCGCCAGATAATACAGAAACAAGACCGCCTATAAATGGAATATTAAGCTTATCAAGGCGTCGGCAATAAACAACGTGCTCAGCCAAAGCCTCTCTAGCTTGTTTATCCATAAGAGAAATATCTTGAATTATAAAAATAACATCCCACCCAAGCTTTCTAGCATGAAGGAACCAATTAATAACAGGTTGCCTAGTCTTATCACTCCAGTTCCTTGAGTTAAACCATGTACCGCATTCATCTAAAACAATTAGCCCATTCTTTGATTCATCATAGCTTTTATTTCCCCTTCCTATGGCTTCCAAATCTTCAAGAGTAGGCTTATCAGCAATACGCATAACCCTAACCTTTTTAGCGTCCCTGCCAACTTGAGGAAAATTATGCAATTTTAAATTTAGATTAGTAGCAACAATACCACCATTAGTTAAAGTTCGCTGAATACGAGAAACAGCAACCAAAGTTTTACCAGCACCCAATTTTCCCGTAACAACATAAACAGTCATTTAAATAACCTTAGTAGCAATGCCGAGCAAACGATCTTTAATATCAAATACAAAAACAGCTATTTTTGTAGACATAATCACAGTAATACATGTGGTAGTTCCATCAGGCAAAACAGAGGACATTAAATGTCCAAAATCCTCCGGTACACCACCAAGAGCAGAAGATAAAGCATCACTAAGAAATTGCATAACAAGAGTAGTAAAAGTAATAATCGCACCAACAAGAGCCGTGGCAATAAGACCATTACGAGTTACCAATTTACCCAATAACTTAGCGAAATAACCAATAGCCAAAGGAACAAGGCCAATTAAAAATCTGAATAAAGCAGGAATACCAAGTAAAGCTGGCATTATGATTCACCTTTTCGCAATAAAGAAGTTACCGACTGGAATACATACCAAAAAGTTAAGCAGTACATAACCCAAGAAAGAACAGATTTAATATCTAGCAACTTGTCACAGCCAATACTTAATTCATAAACAGAACCACTAAACATACTAAAGTCAGTACAACCATTACCACTAGGAATCTTAGGACGTAATGCACCCTCGTTTAAAAAAACATCCCAAAGCGCGCCGTGACCAGTAGTATCAATATCAAGCTGACCTTTTATAAGATTGACAGGCAAATCCATATCAGAATACCCAGTGCCGTATTGCTCGCTGTCAGATGAGCCGTCAACGAAAGAGCCAACGCCCCTAATGCCGTTAGATAAAGCATCAGAGATAGCAGCAGAACCGGAAAGAGTATCTTTATCAGCCTGTTTTTCTTCGGATGTTGTGTCTAGTTTTTCAGTTAAAGAATCATGAACTGATTCACCAATAGAAGGGGATGCCTCGCGGATAGCGGATACAATATCACCCTTGCTTATAGAGCTGCCATTACCGCCGCCATTGCCGTTATTACCGCCATTACCGCCGTTACCACCGTTGTTACCACCATTGCCACCATTGCCACCATTACCGCCGTTATTACCGTCATTACCGCCATCACCACCGTTGTTACCATCATCACCGCCGTTGTTTCCATCATCACCAGAAGGAACGGAAACGGGATCACCTGGTAGAGAAGCGTAACCAGTAGGCCGCCATGACGAGCTACAAATTCCGGTTCTGTCAGGGCAGATAGTCACGCCGTAAGCCTCATACTCACAACCATTATAATTAATATAATTCCCACTAGAATCGCGGATAACGTTGTTAAAAGATCCGGTGATTGGTGGCTTAGCAGCACAAATCTTGTCGGCCTCGCTATCGTCAGGCTCGTCAGGTTCATCAGGCACACTGTCAGGAATAGTTCGCTGAATATCACCAACGACTGAAACGGAAATGCTCCAGAATTCATTTTTTTCGCCTGGCTTATCTTTAGCAGAACACTTATCACCAAGAACAATGCGGAAATCAGAATCTGGATAGGCTGAACTATAAGGAAGTTTCACATCTTCAAATATATCTTGAGCGTGTTTTCTAGCGAGGACACAAGCATCATCAATCATTTGTTGAGTAATATAATAAACTCTCTTAG